GGTTCTTTAACAACACTCATTTCGCTCCTCCAGTATCAAATTTAGATTTTATAAAGTTGAGTTGTTTTTTTGTCAGAATTTTCAAAGCTTGTTTTGCTTTTTCGTTACTATAACCATAATAACGTTTTACATAATCAAGGTCTTTGACCATATCCTTACGGAGCCAAGGAGAAAATCTCTTCTTAGTTCTGAGGGTATTTATATAAAAATCGTATTGCATCTTCTTTGGTAGGAAATTATACTTATTCATTTCGTTCGCAAAAAGAACTGCATCTAAGTGTCCAGAGAAACAACGATTGATAATATAAGGAGGATAATCTTTCTCTATGGAAGGGTCTTCGTCTATTAAATTTTTCTTTGTTTGGTTAATCGTGTTTAACCAGTCTTTAAGTTCCATTATTTTAATAAGTTAAGATTCAAGGCAGGTAATCCATCGTTTGTGTTAGCAATTACATCAAAATTAAAAGATACAATAGTTTTTCTAATTTTTTTGTTTGGTAATCCTCGATGAATACAATGTGCAGGAAATACAATCAAATCACCTTCAACTGCATCAATTTGTTTTGTTTTAAAATTATAAGGAGAACAAACTTCAGTTTTAGAACATCCATCAGGAAATTCAAGATAATAAACTCCAGTATAATGTTGACCATGAATATGCCAACCGTGAGTATCACCTTCTAAGTATTGTTGATACCACATCTGTTTTATATTAATCCTATTATAACACATACTTGAAACTATTTCTTTCACATCCTCACAAAACTCTGGTAAAAATATTTTAACCCAAGGTCTTTCAGTATCACTAGATTTATTCCAATCTAATTTTGAAATACTATCTGTATAATATGAATCGACAGCATTTAAATTATCATCATCACATTTATCAATTTCAGATAAAATATCATCCTTTATCTTAAAATGATTTTTTATCTTACTATGACAAATACAATCATCAAACTGTATTTTTTTCATTAATTACATCATCAAAATAATTTTCACAAGAGCAAACAAGATTACGATCTCCGTAAACATTGTCGATTCGTGATATCGCTGGCCAAAACTTATTAGTTTGATTGGCAGGATATGCTGCTTCTTCACGACTATAATTATACTCCCATTTGTCTGAACTTACAACCCTTGCTGTGTGAGGTGAGTTTTTCAAGATATCTTTATTCTTATCAATTTCTCTACGGATACTTACCATTGCTGCACCAAATCTTTCAAGTTCATATAGAGACTCACTTTCAGTTGGTTCAACCATTACTGTTCCTGTAACTGGCCAAGATAACGTAGGTGCGTGAAAACCATAATCCATTAATCTCTTTGCTACATCTTCAGCAGTAATACCTTCAAAGTGTCTCACATCAAAGATACATTCGTGTGCGACTCTTCCATTGTTACCTTTGTATAATACCTTAAAGAATGGTTCAATACGATGCACTAACCAATTCGCTGTAAGTAAAGATACTTCACTTGCTTTTCTTAATCCATCAGCACCCATCATTCTTATATACATCCAACTGATAGGTAAAATGGATGCACTACCTTGAACTGCTGCAGATACACGATGATGCATAAAAGGAACAAGATGTTCTGCGACACCGATAGGACCTACGCCAGGACCACCACCACCGTGAGGAATACAGAATGTTTTATGTAAATTCATATGACATACATCTGCACCATACTCACAAGGTTTTGCTAATAATACTTGTGCATTTAAGTTTGCACCATCAAGATAAACTTGTCCACCATTTTCGTGAACAATTCTACAAATGTCTTTGATAGTTGGTTCAAACACACCGTGAGTTGATGGATATGTAATCATAATACAAGACAACTCAAAGGTATTCATTATTGCTTGTTTTTCTAAATCTTTTAAATCTATATTACCTTCATCATCACACTTCACAGGGACAATCTTCATACCTGCCATTACTGCTGATGCGGGATTAGTTCCGTGTGCACTTGTAGGTATTAAGCATACATTTCTTTTAGTATCACCATTACTTCTGTGATATTCTTGTATTGCAAGTAGACCTGCATATTCACCTTGAGAACCTGCATTTGGTTGTAATGATACTTCAGCAAATCCAGTAATATCACATAACCATTCTTGTAAATCAAACATAATTCTTTGATATCCAAGTGTTTGATGTTCTGGTGCAAATGGATGCATATTCGCAAACTCATTCCAACTAACTGGCATCAACTCTGATGCTGCATTAAGTTTCATTGTGCAACTTCCAAGTGGCATCATACCATTTACAAGTGAAAAATCTTTAGATACTAACTCATTAATGTATCTCATCATATCAGTTTCACTATGATAACGATTGAAAACATCTTGTCTTAACCAAGGTTTTGTTCTCTCTGGTATGTTTTTCCACTTATATCTACCTACAGATTCAACAATATGATCAATAGAATCGCTTTTGTTAACCAAATCTTGTTGTGAATTTAACAATTGTTTGATTTCATCAAGAGTCGTTAGTTCATCTAAAGTAATGATAGTATGGTCTTCTTCATAACGAACATTGAATCCTTCAACCGCAAGAAAACTTTTAAATCGAATTGTATCAAATCCTTCAGTGTCATCTACATCTATACCTAACCAGAATAATCCTTTTCTTAGAATTTCACGATAAGTTAGAATACGAGTTGCAATATTTTTAAGTCCTTCTGCTCCGTGATATGCAGCATAAAATCCTGCCATATTTGCAAGCAAAGCTTGTGCAGTGCAAATGTTAGATGTTGCTTTATCTCTTCTTATATGCTGCTCTCTGGTCTGTAATGCAAGTCGTAGTGCTTTGTTACCTTGAGAGTCTATAGACTGTCCTACTATCCTACCAGGTATTTTTCTTTTATACTTATCTGTAATTGCAAAGAACGCTGCGTGTGGTCCGCCAAATCCCATTGGAACTCCAAACCTCTGCATACTACCAACTGCAATATCAAATCCCATCTCACCTACAGGTTGCATAAGAACCTGTGCTAATGGATCAACAATTGCAATCTTCATACACTTACAAGCTTCTGCAAGTCTCATAACTCCACCACGAATTTTAATATTACCGTGATTGTCTGGTAGTTGTGTAATAAATCCAAAGGCATCAGCAAAGAAAGCAATTGGTATCGAAGCATCTAAATCAATCTTAACAATATTGATACCTAATGGTTTTGCTCTTGTCTGTAATACTTCTAATGTTTGTGGAAATATTTTATCATCAACAATAAAATCTTTTTTCTTACTTTGACTGTGAGCAAGTAACATTGCTTCTGCAGCAGCAGTTCCTTCATCTAATAAAGATGCGTTTGCAACTGGGAGTCCAGTGAGTTCTGTGATGAGTGTTTGATAATTAAATAATGCTTCCAATCTTCCTTGAGATATCTCTGCCTGATAAGGTGTGTAAGAAGTATACCAAGCAGGATTTTCAAATACATTTCTCAATATTACTGGAGGTGTAATTGTTCCATAATATCCTTGTCCGATTAGACTTCTTTTGACAATATTATGTGAAGCAATATCTTTTAATTCTGCAAGTGCCTCTTGTTCGCTACATCCCTCTGGTAAATTACTATCACCACGAAGTAAAATGGAATCTGGAACAATTTCTCTTACCAATTCATCAATGGTAGATAGACCTAAATCAGCAAGCATTTTACGTTGCTCTGATTCTGAAGGTCCGATGTGACGTTTAATAAATTCTGACATACTATCCGCTAATCATATCCTCATCCATAGTCTTATTTCGGATGATAATAGTATTGTTTTCATAGTCAGGATAAAACTCCAAGATATCATCATTATCCCAACACATCTCTTCATAAAGCATATTAAGTTTCTTCATGTCCTGATACATATCTGATGGTCTATCGTCCATTAAAAAACTCCTGTATTGTAATTAAAGAGAAGTAATTCTTTTCTTGTTTTTTGGTTTCTCATATACTCTCCTACTGAACGCATAGTATATGTCAAATCAAATTCAGCACAATTCCAATCTTTAAATCTATCTTTAACTAATTGGTCTGAATTGTAACTTATAAGCATCTCTGAATTATATATTTCACAATGTTTTGCGAAATCATCATGGTCAAATTTTTTGTGCATAGAACCCTTCTTACCATATAA